AGATCCGTTTATCATACAAGCTGACGCATCTGGCATAACGACCACTGGCTTGCCGCTTACTCGCGGCATTAAGGTTTATAAGGGCGGCGTTCAGCAGACTTCTGGCGTTACGGTTGGTACTCTTAATCCCACTACAGGGATTACGGCTACTGCTTCTGTCGCCACAGGGGTGGTCAATGTAAGTTTGACAGTCGCTAATGCTGCTGGCTCTATTGTTGTGCCTGTTATTTTTGAGGGCGTTACTTACAACAAGAGCATTGTGGTTAGCCGCAGCTTAGCCGCCCCTATTTCTGGCGGCACAAGCGGCTCTACAAGCTTTACTGACCAGACTTGGGACAACATTTCGACTGCTACCTACGTTGCTGTAACGGATGCTGACGCACAGGTTCAATCAGATGGCAGCGGTCAACTAAAACTAAACGCAAACGCTATGTATCAGGGCAACACAACTGCTCAGATTCAAACTCAATATTCTTCTGACAATTCTAACTGGACGGTTGTGGCTAGTGCTACGGGATCCGCGCCAATTAACACGCCGGGAGAAGAAGAGCCGGGGTATGTAGAGGTAGGCCCAACAACAGTTACTGGACTTACCGCTTCGACAAACTATTACGTTAGATTGGTAGCTAAGCGCACCTCTGGCACTGGCTTGCTGTCTTGGAACTTCCCTTCATTTACAGCACAGCAGCCTTGATATGGAACAGAATCTTTTAAACTGGATCTTCATTGGCTTCGGCGCTGTTGTTAGCTGGATTGCCAAAATTATTTGGGGAACCGTAAAAGATCTTGAGCGCAAAATTGCTGAAACTCAGCAGTCTATTCCTGAGACTTATGTTCGCAGGGATGATTTTAAAGATGCAGTTAAAGATATGCGCGATGGTATGCGCGAAGGATTTAAGCACGTTGAACAAAGACTTGACGTTCTTTTCCAAAAGTTAGATCAAAAGGAAGATCGTAACTAAAGGGGATACGAATGTCCCATGCTAAGATACTTTTCTACGATATAGAAACTCGCCCTATGGTCGCTGAAGTTTGGGGAATGCGCGACCAAAACCTTGCCTTAAATCAGATCCGAGAATTTGGTGGCGTTATTTGTTTTGCTGCCAAGTGGTATGGCAAATCTAAAGTTTACTTTCACGCCGATTGGAAGGACGGGCATGAGGGAATGCTCAAAGCCATGCACGATCTCTGGGGAGAGGCCGATGCAGTCTGCGGTTACAACAACGATGGCTTCGACAACAAATATATGCGCGGCGAGTTCATCAGGCAGGGCATGGAGCCACCGCCACCCACGGCATCCATCGATCTTTACAAGGTGGTTCGCCAGCAATTCCGCTTTGATAGCCACAAGCTTGACCATGTAAGCCAGTTGCTAGGAATTGGCAGCAAAGTGCAGCATCAAGGTCATTCACTTTGGACTGATGTCTTGAAGGGCGACGAGAAAGCCCAGCGCCTTATGGAACGCTACAACAAACAGGACACACATCTTACTGAGCGGTTATATAAAAAGTTGCGGCCTTATATCCGAAATCACCCGCACCTTGGAATCGGCAATAGCGAAGCCTGTCCAGCTTGCGGATCACTTAATGTTCAGAAGCGTGGTCTTGCCTACACACGTTACTTTTCGGCACAGAGATTACAGTGTAAAGACTGTGCTCATTGGTATCAGGGCAAGCGAACTAAACGAGCGGTTAGGAATATAGAAATCTAATGTATACTTTTGGATCACGTTCACTTGCTCGACTAGAGGGCGTTCACTCTGATTTAGTTAGGGTAATGAACCGCGCCATTAGCACAAGCAACTTAGACTTCACGATACTAGAGGGGCTGCGTACACCTGAGCGCCAGAGAAGGCTTGTTGCTTCTGGTGCTTCTAAAACTTTTAAGAGCCGCCATTTGACGGGTCATGCTGTGGACATTGCTCCTCTTATTGAGGGTAAAGTTTCGTGGGATTGGCCGCTGTATCATAAGCTGGCATTGATTGTTAAAGCTGCTGCTGCTCACGAGGGCGTGAAGATTGAATGGGGCGGCGATTGGCGCAGCTTTAAAGATGGGCCGCACTGGCAGCTACCTTGGCGGGATTATCCGGCGTGAGGGCTATTAAACGCAACCCCCATGCCAGCGCATTGCGCTATTTCAAGGCCAAGGTGTTTCGGACTACGGCCAAGGATAAACGCGCTAAACGCAAGCAAGAGGCTCGCAATGAAATGGACTAGTGGTTTGCGCGAGGCAATCCGTGTCTGGTGGAGGCCGCTGACCTGCGTGGGCATAGCGGCTAGTGTCGCTGTGAACGGTGTGGCGTTACCGCTGCTGAACAATGAGCCTGTCGAACTGATGGGCTGGGCGGCAGTGATTACCGCTTGCGCCACGGCTTTCGGGGTCAGGGAATGGGGCAAGATCAAGGGAGCGGACAGCGGTGATCTATAACCCGTTCATGCTCTACATCGCTGGCGCGGCTCTACTGGCGAGCCTAGCTGCGGGCTACAAGATAAGGGATTGGCAATGTGATGCTGCACTTGCGAAAGCTTTGCAACGCGCTGCGAAACAACAGCAGGAGATACGGGATGAGTTGGACAAACGATCACGAGCCTACGAAACCCTCCGTTCTCAAGCCGATGGAATGGGAACAGCTAGGGCCACAGACATACGGACGATCTACCGGGAAGTTCCTGCTCCTGCTCCTAGCTGTCGTGCTCCTGATAGCGTTGTCCGGGTGCTCCAAAGCGGTATCGATAACGCCAATGCCGCCGCCACCGGCGAACCTAGCGAGTGACTGTCCGCTTCTAGGTGACGTTCCCGATCCGCTTATCGATCCAGAACGAGCACTTTGGGAGAGCCATCTGATTGCTCGCTATATGGAATGCAGCGTCAAGCATCGCTTGACAGTCGAGGCGTGGTTAGCAGCTAAGGATCGCACAGAATAGCCGCTTTTATTGCTTGTCATTCCAGCCCTCGTAATCCTCCTCATCGAAGTTGAGGTCGATCTCACTCCCTATGTCGGCTCCAAAGCCGATGCCTAGAAAGAAACCTAGCACTCCGCTGGCTACGGCTACGCAGCCTATGATTACAATGTTTGACATTTCCTCTCTCCTTATTTTTGATTGATTTCAATAAGCCTTTCTAAGTACCATTTGGCCTTCATTAAATCCTGAACAGGATTCTTTTTGTATCTCCACCTATGAAGATACTTCTTAATGTTACCTTCGCAATAATACTGCACACCCTTCTCTCCTAAGGAGTCTGCAATATAATCGAAGGCTTCTATTTTCCCTGCGTTGTAATGAGCAGGGCGATTAACTTCATCATTCATTACTCTACATCCTCTACTGGTGGAGGATTCTTAAGCAGGTTTTCCATTTCGTTTTTAATTATGGTTCCCCTGTCCCAATCTCCTGAAAGGATTGCATTTACATGATAGGTCTGAACGTATCTTTCGGATACGTTTAGTCTAGCTTGGCGAATTAAATCTTCGTTACAAGTTCCACTCATCGATGCTAATCCTTTCAGTTAAATGCTCTTCCTTTTCAATTGCATTTGCAGCTAGTTCTAATGCTTCTGTCATCCAATGGATAGAAATGGTATCGCAAGTCGGATCCGCCATTCCTTTGCCAAGAATTCTGGTTGCTGAGTTTCTAAGAAAGTCTACGATCAAATCTCTTTCAAGAGTTGGACTTTCTTTTGCTTGTTGCATCTTCAGACTCCAGCTTAACTTGCGCCCATGTTTTGCCTTCCGCATTGACTAACGGCCAGCAACTATCAGATGATCTACGCATCTGAGATTTTTTCAATGCACCGAATATGATACTATTCATGAGGTTTCTCCTGTGCCAATTAACAAAGGCCGCAAGCCAAGGCTCCCATTGGTAGACATTCAACTTCGGAACGGAGTGATAGTTAGAAATACCGAACCGAGTCTATGGCGTTGGAAGCCTTGGCCTGATGGCCCAAGCCAAGGCGATATTGTTAAGTATCAGAAGCCCAAAGATTAGAACGGGACTTCATCGTCTAGAATTTCTTCTAGCGGCTGCGGCTTGGGAGTGGGTGCATCTGATCCTCCTTCTCCCCGCTCACCAAGCAACACAAGCTTTCCGTCGAAGCGGCCTACAATAACTTCGACCGCTGTCTTTGTCGTGCCATCCTTGCTTTGATACTCTCGTGTTTGCAGTTCGCCCTCAACGAATACTCGCGTACCCTTGGTGACGTAAGCTTGGACTATCTCTGCCTTTTTTGAATCGAAGACAGTAACATCCCACCACTGAGTAGACTTCTGACCCTTAACAATTTTGTTAGTAGCGATGGAGAAACGTGCATACGAATCTCCATTGCTAGTTTGCCTGATCTCAGGATCTCGTCCGAGATTACCAATCAACGTAACTTTAGCCAGCATTGCTCAACTCCTTCTTCTTCTTGGCATAGGCTTGGCGAGCTATGTTTACTCGCGCCCTGTCCAGTTTTGCTGCTTCATCAATATCATTGCGGAACATAGCAAGCAGCTCTTCTAGCTCCTCGATATTGGTTGTTATTTCTATCTGGTCTGTAAAGTGAGTAAGGTTTTGCAACGCAGGGTTATGAAACTTTGCGTCTTGATCCATGTCTGGATCGTCACCTGTCTCAAGACCTAACGTTTTTAGTAGGGCATACTTCACTGCATAAGACATTGCCTTGCCCGGGCCTTTGTCCTGATCGTCGATGCCGTAGCCAAAGCTATCGACATTGATGTAGTCGGAAGGCTCGTCGATGTTTGCAAAGCAGATTGTCATTGAGCACTGGGTACGGTTGCCTACCTGCTCATGATTTACACGGACAGGATAATAGATTACGCCAGCTTCTAGCAAGGCAGGACGCACCTTTGCAGTTACCGCATCGTGACTTACAATACTGTAACGCATACCCTGTTTCTTGTCTTTCTGGATATACGTTACCTTCTCCATCGCCTTAGCGATTCTCTGGTGCAGATTCATTATCATACTCCTTATGTATCCATACGATTGCATTGCGACCACTAGGCAGTCGCTTCTTGCGTCCAGATGGGACGATAAGACCCCGTGCTGTTAGCTCTGATCTGCGCGAACGATAGCTGGAAGACCAGCACATGAACGCTTTGTTAAGATCCTCATCTGTAAAACCTGATGGGCCGCAGTCTTTTGCGTAGAACAATACGTCAGACTGCAATGAGGTTACGCTTTTTACGATACTCTTAGCAGCTTCACGGCTGGTATCGGGATCGTGTTTCCGATGCATAGTATAAAAGTTCATCACTCCTTCTCCTTTCTCAAGCTTAAGCGATTGCGGCGATCACGCCGGACGATGATGCCGTTGCCGAATGCCTCGGCGGCATCGTCCGGCACGAGAGCCTTGATCTCTTTGCTCATTCTTTCATTGGTCTTGCTTGCTTCAAGTGTATCAAGCCATTGGTCAGCAAGCACACCCCATGAATTTGTGGTGCTCATATCTACTGAGCGCATATTGTCTATGACTACCGCCTTCGCCAACTCCTCCGCCTTGAGCTTGGCTTCGTCGTTGTCTTCCGGCGGTACTTTGTTTTGAACGTGCCACCAGAAAGCTTGCTCTGTAGTTATAAGTTCTGCGATGTAGCTTTCATCACGATCTACGGTGCAGTACTCCGGCTCATTGTTTCCAAAGATACAAGAGAAATAGCAGTGATCTACTTGAGCAATAGCCATGTAGTGCTGAAGCTGCGCCATATAATAGCGAGCCTTCTCTCGTATGTTCGAAAAGCTGGACGTATGCTTGCACTCAAGGAACGTACCCTTACTGGCAATCCATCCGTCAAGGTGTCCGTTCATGAAGCCATACACCGGGTGCTCCCGGAACGCATCTTCCGTCACGGTCAAGCCGGACTTCAACTCGAAGAACTTTTTGTGCAGTGGTTCGGTCAAGATTCCAAGCTGCACTTTAAACACGTTGCTTAGATCTTCCGGCTGAACCAGTCCGACCTTTTCATTGTATAGGGCCAGCCAATCGCCGCGCATAATTCTCATGGCATCACTGCCACCGATACCTTTAGTCCGATCCATTACGATCTCCTTTTATTCTACGTTTCTATATTTCAGTGCGTTTGCGTAGGATCCTTGCGCGAACCGCACTCTTGTTAGGAAGTCATCTTCTGATTGACAGATATGTTTAGAAGCCAAGTGAAACTCTGCTGGCTTAGGAAGATTAGCCCACTTGTGATTATCGACTAGATGTCTAGCCACTGCCTTTAGCTTGTACTCTCTGATAGTAGACAAGCTAGTTTGATATGCCTCCATCTGAGGCAAGGTTAACCGCTTAGCTTGCAGCACATCGGATAGCTTGTTTAAGATAGAGGAAATTTTTTGTGCGC